TAAAAATGATTGACTTGCAACTTAAGAAAGAAAAGCAAGATAAAGACAGCGGATATGAAGATTCTGGGCTTGTAAATGGCGAAGGATACGTAGTTACTGACCGTAACAGTTTGCTTGAGAAATTGAAAAACATGGATAAATAAACATATAAGGAACTGATATGAAGACATTTGCAGAATATTTAACAGAGTCTAAAAAGACTTATAAATTTAAAATTGGTATTGCAGGCGAACTACCTGAAGGTTGCATGGACACTATGGAACAGTCACTTCAGAAGTTTGGTTGTATGAATTTAACAGATTGTAAGCGTACACCGATTACAGAACGTCCGTTAGATTTTCCACAGTTACAAAATATGGAAGTTAACTATTGCGAATGTGAATTAGCATATCCTACTATTGCACCTGTGTTAGCAGAATACTTAACACAGTCATGTGGTTTACCAACGTCACACTTAATTGTAAGAAACTTAGATGCTCCACAAGAGGAATACCAAGATGCAGAATACAATAAAGTTTATGAGCCAGCACTAGGTAGCGACTTACCAGAATCAGATCCAGCAGTTCATAAGCAAGTAACAGGCGAAAGAGTTATGGGCTTACTAGCAGAGCTAGAACAAGCACGTAAAGAAAGAGAGAATGATCCAATAGGAAGCATTCAACCAAACAAAGAACAAATTCAAGATATGGGCGAACCACAAAGCAAAAGCCCAATGGGGAGCAAATAATATGAAACTACAAGACATTTATAAAAAAATTGATGACCTTAATGAAGCGGCATCAATGAATATTTCATTAACAGGTGATAGCCCACAAGAAGTAGGCGACTTATTTAAAGTGTTAGGTGATAAAGATCTTAACCCAGAGCCAATGCCAAGTTTAGGTATGCGTGGCGACATTGAGAAATCAATGGACATTATGAAAAAAATGGACGGTCCAAAAGATGGTCCAATGCCAATGCCAAGCGACATGCCAAAGAAACTTACAATGCAAGATGAGCCTGGCGATAACGAAGACTATGCTAACAGTCCAGATGAACAACATCAAGACACAAAGTTTATGACTAAAGACTTAGCAGGCGGACTTAATAAAGAAAAGAAATCATATCCAAAAGTAGCAGGCGGTGATAATCCAATGGCACTTGAAGATAAGATTAAAGAAGAATTAAAAGCTAAGTTTGCTGAAAAGTTTGGCGAAGCAAAAGATGATGATAGTTTCGACGAAGCAGGCTGTAAAGCAGAAATGAAAAGACTTGACGCAAGTGGATGTTCAAAAAATGAAATGCTTAAAAAAGTAGATTCTAAATTTGGTTGCGGCAAAGAAAAATTTGAAAAACTATACGCAAGTAGTTGCGGTGGACACTAAGGAGATATAGATGGCTGGGTTTACAAGAACTAATGGATTAAGTGTTACAGCAGGTAATGTATATTCTCATGGTGCTAAAGGGTTTTTAATCACAGTACAAGTTGCTGGTAATACAGATGTTGATTTGAGAGCTGAAGATGATGCTGTTGATGAAGCAGTAGAAATGATTATTAAAGAAGTTAATCCTTTGATGTATGCTGTAAAAAACGATGCATCAGGTGAGATTAGCGTTATTACAGACAGAAATACAAGCCCAGCAGACTTACAAGCACGTATTAGAGCATTAGGTACAACAGTAGGACCAAACAACGTTGATGTAACAGGCACCGACGTTGTAGAAGCAACTTTCTTAACCGTAACTGGTTAATCAAGAATAATAATAATAATAAACGTCACAACAACATTCAATACCCGCTCCGGCGGGTATTTTTTTGAGTAAATAATAGTATGGCAACAAAGAGTTTAGACGGTGTCTTAACAAAGAAGGCACATACCAGAGATACATATACTGAGGCGCAGATTGACGACTTAAAGAAATGCATGGATCCAAAAGATGGATACTTGTACTTTGCTAAGAAGTTTGCATTTATTCAGCACCCTGTAAAAGGTAAATTATTATTTGACCCATTTGGATATCAAGTACGTTTACTGCAAAGTTATCACGACTATCGTTTCAACATTAATATGTTACCAAGACAAACTGGTAAAACTACTACTGCCGCAATTTACTTGTGTTGGTATGCAATGTTCCACCCAGATCAAACAATACTAATTGCCGCACACAAATATACAGGTGCTCAAGAAATTATGCAACGTATTAGATACGTGTATGAAATGTGTGCTGATCATATTAGAGCAGGAGTAACAAACTACAACAAAGGCTCAATGGAATTTGAGAATGGAAGTAGAATTGTTAGTGCTACTACAACAGGAAACACAGGACGTGGTATGTCCATATCATTACTATACTGTGACGAGTTTGCATTTGTTAATCCTAACATCGCAGAAGAATTTTGGACTTCAATTTCACCTACACTAGCAACAGGTGGTCGTGCTATTATTACAAGTACACCTAACTCAGACGAAGATACATTTGCTATCATTTGGAAAGAATCAGAAGATAGGTTTGATGCAAATGGTAATGAAGCAGATATTGGTAAGAACGGATTTCATGGATTTACGTGTAGTTGGGACGAACACCCTGACAGAGATGAAGAATGGAAGAAGAATGAAATTGGTCGTATTGGTGAAGAAAAGTTTAGACGTGAGTATGGTTGCGAATTTTTAATCTATGACGAAACACTTATTAATAGTATTAAGTTAGCATCAATGGAAGGTGTTGATCCAATACTTAATATGGGACAAACACGTTGGTATAGTAAACCAACAGGAGATAACAATTATGTTGTTGCCCTTGATCCTAGTATGGGTACTGGAGGCGACTATGCCGCAATACAAGTATTTGAAGTACCAAGCTATAAGCAAGTAGCGGAATGGAGACATAACGAAACTGCTATACCAGGACAAATTAGAGTACTAAAAGATATATGTGATTATATCAAAGAACAATGTAATAACAACGGTTCAAACATATATTGGAGTGTAGAAAACAACAGTATTGGAGAAGGTGCATTAATTGTTATTAGAGACCTTGGAGAAGAGAATATACCAGGGCTACTTACAAGTGAACCTATGCGTAAAGGACATGTGCGTAAGTTCCGCAAAGGATTTAATACAACACACAGTACTAAAATTAGTGCTTGTAGTCGATTAAAAACTATGATTGAAAATGACAAACTACAAGTAAACAGTAAAGTATTACTATCAGAGCTTAAAGGATTTGTAGCAAGTGGTAGTAGTTATAAAGCAAAACCCGGAGAAACGGACGATTTAGTTAGTGCAACATTACTAAGTATGCGTATAATCGCAGTATTAAAAGACTGGGATCCAAGAGTGTATGAATCGTTTAATCAAGCAGAAACGGCTGAAGATTATGAGCCGCCCATGCCTATATTCGTTTCGACTAATATGAGATAAATATTTACATGAACAACATGGAACCTATATCAGAAAAACTATTTGCTAAAATTAGAGGCAGATTTGAGTCAGTAACAATCGGAGACGAGCAAGGTGCTGTAACAGATGAGCCAAGACTAGCAAAGTATTTTGATTTTGATTATAAAGAAGGTGCAAACGTACTTGGAAAAGTTAGTATCACGCTAGACGAAAAGTCAGGTGTTACTGTATTGTTTAATCAGGACTTTATGGCAGAAGCCGGAGAAGCTGAAAAGAACAATTGGTATAACTTTTTAAAAGAGCTACGTATTTTTTCTAAAAAACATATGTTGAATTTTGATACAAGAGATATTACAAAAAGTAATCTAGACAAAAGAGATTACGCACACTTAACAAAAACTGCCGGAGAAACACAAATGAGTGAGTCAAAAATGTACGGTACTAGTAGAACAAGTTTCGAAGATATCGATACTGCTCGTTTAGTACTCAAGCACACGAAGCCAGTGAACCAAGAAGTTCCTGGGTCAAGAACACAAAACGTACACAGTATGTATATTGAAAGTGAAGCTGGAGAAAGATTTAAATATCCATTCAGACACTTAAATGGTGCTAGAGCAATGGCACGCCACGTAGCAGAAGGTGGTAACCAGTACGATGATTTTGGTAAACACATTGTTGAGATGTCAACAGAATTAAATAAACTACGTAAATTTAAAACTTACATGAACCGTTCAAGCGTAATGGCAGAAGGCTTAAAAGGTTACATGGAAGCTGTAGATTTAAGATTAGAAAACATCAAAACAGAAGTAATGAAACTACAACGTAGTACATATTACAAAGAAGCATTTGAAAACTTTACTCCAGTAGTAAATGAAAATGTTCCAGACGATGTTGCAGAAAATTGGATTGACCAATTAACTATTAGAACATTTAACGAAGAATTAAAAGATGTATTTCCTTACGTATACAAATTGGTAAGTGAAGTAACAACTGCATCTGAAACAACTCCAGAAGACTTTGTTACAGAAACTGAAGTAGAGGCAGAAGTAGAAGAAGCAGAAGTACAAACTCCAGAAATGGAATTTGAGAGGGCATTAGACTCAATCGTAGGAGAGGAAGACAATGCATTAATTGACGGTGACGAAGAAGCACAAGCGGCCGCGGTTAAACAAATTAATGGCTTAATGGCTCAACATTTTCCTGCCGGAGTAAACGGCACGAATGCAATCGAGAGCATGAAGGGAGTTATAGACGACCCAATGCTACTAGACATGTTTAAGAAAGTTGGACAAAAAGATGCAGATACATGCGTCCGTCCATTAGTAATGAAATACTTAAAAGGAAAAAATCCCGACATTATGAATAAAATTGATACAGGTGATTTAGCATCTGAGTCAGATGATGACAATGTACCATCAAAAAAAGCAGGTGATCCAACAACAGACTTTACAAAATGGTTAAAGAAAAATCATAACAAAGGTCCAAGAGATTTAACAGGCGACGAATATACTAAGCATAGCAAGGCTTTTCAAGCACAAAAGAAAGCAAAAGAAGCAGATGATACTATGGATGTAAAAATTGGTCCAGATGGTAGTATACAAAAGGCAGACTTAGCTGAACCAGAAGATACTAGATCAGCAGGTGAGAAGTTAGAAGAACTAGTCAAAAGTTATTACGACTACACAACTAACAACTTTCCAAAAGGCGAACAGGCAGTAGTAACTGCATGTGAAAAAGAATTTGGTGAAGACAGCGTACCAGTAGCTGAAAAAATGATTGCAAGATTGATGCAAGGTAAAGATAGTGAGATGGAAAGAATCAAATCACTAGCAGGCATTAATAACTAAGAATCACTTTTTTGGCAACCTTGTGGTTGACTTTACTAAGTAACTGTAGTAGTATATAACATGTGCTACTACTTTAAAGGCACAGCGGAATTGTTCCGCACTAAAGCACATAGGCTTAAAACTTATAGGAGGCAATAACTATGGCAACATTAGCAGAGATCAGAGCTAAACTTAAAGAGCAAGAATCACGCACAGGTGGTTCAGACAACAGAAGCGGCGGCGACAACGCAATTTACCCATTTTGGAATTTGAAGGAAGGTCAGACAAGCACAGTCAGATTCTTACCTGATGGTGACGAAAATAATACATTTTTCTGGCAGGAACGTTTAATGATTAAACTTCCATTTGCTGGAATCAAAGGCGAGACAGACTCTCGTCCAGTACAGGTACAAGTACCATGTATGGAAATGTATGGGGAAACTTGTCCAGTACTTTCAGAAGTACGTGGATGGTTTAAAGATCCAAAGTTAGAGGATATGGGTCGTAAGTATTGGAAAAAGCGTTCATACGTATTCCAAGGCTTTGTGACTGATAACCAAATTTCAGAGGATCAAACTCCGGAAAACCCAATCAGACGTTTTATAATTGGACCACAAATCTTCCAAATCATTAAGGGAGCATTAATGGATCCAGATATGAACGAACTACCTACAGACTACACAGCAGGTGTAGACTTTAGAATCGCTAAAACATCCAAAGGCGGATATGCTGATTACTCAACATCAAACTGGGCTCGTAGAGAGCGTCCGTTAGATGAAGCTGAGTATAAAGCAATTGAAGACAATGGCTTGTTTAACATGAGCGACTACTTACCAAAGAAACCTGGTGAAGTAGAAGTTGAAGTTATCAAGAAAATGTTTGAAGCATCAGTAGATGGTGAAGCATACGACATGGAAGCATTTGGTCAATACTTTAGACCAGCAGGCGTAAGAGCGGCAACTGGTGATCCAGTTAAAGCAAGTACACCAGCACCGGCTCCAGCGGCACCAGCAACAGGAATGACAGCAGAGGCTCCAGTAGCTGATGCAGTAGCACCTGCGGCAACTGAAGCGGCAGGCGATGGCAACAAAGCAGAAGACATCCTAGCGATGATCAGAAGCCGCCAAAGCTAGTTTAAAACTGAGTGGGTGTAGCTTTAAGCTACACCCTATTCAGACAATCTGATAAGGAGATACAATGGCTAATAAAGCATTTGACGTTTCAAAGTTTCGTAAAAACTTAACTAAATCAATCACAGGCATGAGTAGTGGATTCAACGATCCAACTGATTGGATTAGTACAGGTAACTATGCCTTAAACTATCTTATTAGTGGCGACTTTCACAAAGGTGTTCCGCTAGGTAAGGTAACTGTTTTTGCAGGAGAATCTGGTGCAGGTAAATCTTATATCTGTGCAGGTAACATTGTAAAGGCGGCACAAGATCAAGGTATCTTTGTAGTTCTAATTGACTCAGAGAATGCACTTGATGAAAGTTGGTTGAAAGCTCTTGATGTAGACACATCAGAAGATAAACTTCTTAAACTTAACATGTCAATGATTGATGACGTTGCTAAAACTATTAGTACGTTTATGATTGACTACAAAGCAATGCCAGAGGAAGAACGTCCTAAGATATTGTTTGTAGTTGACTCACTTGGTATGCTATTAACACCTACAGATGTTGATCAGTTTAACAAAGGTGATATGAAAGGTGATATGGGTCGTAAGCCTAAAGCACTAACATCACTTGTACGTAATACTGTTAACATGATTG